TCGTGTTTTGACTTGGATGGTATATCTGAATGACATTCCATCTGAGAATGGAGGTGCTACAGAATTTCTTTATCAGAAACTAGCACTGCATCCAAAGAAAGGAACAGTAGTTCTTTGGCCAGCTGCATACACTCATATGCATCGCGGAGGATTTTTGACTGGTCATATTAATAAATACATTGCAACTGGTTGGTTTCTTAGAGAACCTGGAAACGTCAGTAGTAAAGTTCTTTCTGAATTGTGATCATTTATACTTGTATTACAAATGGATATGATAGTATCTCTGATGATAATTATTATGATCCAGATGTTAGATACGTATGTTTTTATGATGGCAAATTAAAAAATAAAGGTCCTTGGGAATTCATTAAACTCGATTTGAAAATTGAGTGTCCTGTAAAAAGATCTTATCATCCAAAGCATCTCCCCCATCATTATTTTGATGAGGGAGAATTGACAGTATGGATAGATGGATGTTATCTTCTTACAAAAGAATTTACAAATTTTTCAAAAGATATTTTTTTAGAACATGATTTTTGCTTACAAAAACATCCAGATCAGAGATCTTTATTAGCTGAATTTTCTAAACTTTATTTTCAAGGATTTTCTACTTTAGAAGAAATTCTTGAAATGTCTAGAAAGATAAAAGATCTCGGTTATACTTTGTTAGACTATCATCAAACAATCAATTGTGCTATTTGGAGAAAGATTTGTCCCATAGTCAATGATTGGAATGATCTTTGGCGTGGATGGTATGATGTTGGTGTAAATCGAGATCAAATTTCTAGCTCGATTGCAGAATTTTTAATTTCTAAAAAATATAAATCACCGCTTAGATATGTTGTAAACAAAGTTACTCCACAATTAAACTTTAAACTTAGCATTACTAGAAAAAAAGAGTATAAACAAGCGTATAAACTCCACAAAATTCCAGGAATGAAAGAAAGAATTGCATTGCTAGATAAACTAAAAGAAATTTTTGGAGAACCCGTTGATACATTTACCGTCAATAGAATGTATGCTTGTGTTAGATACACTCCTTTTGAACTTAATGATTATGTTGAAAAAAAAGATATGGTTGTCTACACATGCATTACAAATGGGTATGATGAATTTGTTCCACTAAATCATTATGATCCAGATGTAAGGTACGTTTGTTTTCATGACGGAACAATCAATACTTCAATAGAACCATGGGAATATATTGATATCAGAGACTATCATCAAGAAGAGTGTCCTCGTAGATTATCTTTTTTCCCTAAAGCTAATCCTCATATTTGGTTTCCTAATGGAACAAATACAATTTGGATCGATGGTTGTTATCAACATACTAGGGAGTTTATTAATAGAAGCCAAGGATGTTTTCCTTTTACCATGCTAAGACATGCATCAAGATTTTCATACTTTGATGAAATGTTAGAAGGATTTACTTGTGCATTTTTTTCTTATGAGGATGCAATTCGTCTTACAGAGGAATTGAAAAAAATAAATTATAATTTTAGAACTTATGGAAGTCCTTTAGGCACTATTGTATGGAGAACTATGAGTGATCAAATGACTGAGTTTAATAAACTTTGGTATAAATGGTCTCTTATTGGTTGCAATAGAGATCAAATATCTTTTGATGTTGCATTGAGACTTTCCAATGTGGATTTACCATCAGTGTATGAACAAAGAGAACACTCTGGCATTCCTTTAGGATACTTCAATAAAAAAGGAAGAAAAGGAATGCATCCACAAAAAGGAGATAAAAGTCAATATTTAAGACAAGATGAATTTTTGAGTGACTTAGAAAAACTAACTGGGTTAAATCCTAAATTATACACAGGATATCCAACTCACGATTTTTACATGAAAGTTTACGGGATTATATAATGATTATTTACACTTGCATTACAAATAACTATTGTGAACTTCCTGAGATTGAAGATCTTGGTCATCAGTATATTTGTTTTCACGATGGCACTGTGGAACCAAAATCTCCTTGGGAACTAAGGGATATTAAATATCAACATAAGGATCCTGTTGTATTATCCAGGCATCCAAAAATCATGTTTCATGAATATTTTGATGACCCATGTGTTTATGTTGATGCTTCTCGATTACATTTAATTAACAATAAGCAATTTTTTGATATTTCTAAAATAATTTTAGAAGAAGAACTGCTTGTGATGGATCATCCAGAACATCATAATTATTTTGAAGAATGTTTAGAATATTATTTAAGATCGTGGGTAAATGAAAGTGCTATTTTTAAATTAACAAAATATTTGAGTAAAGAAAATTATGATTTCAATAATCATAATACAATTTTTGCATGTATATTATGGAGAACTCCAAATGTAAAAATAATAAAGTGGTCAAAACTTTGGTGGGATCTATATTTGGATTGTGGTCCTAGAGATCAGTTGTCTGGTTCAGCATCTTTGAAATTATCTAATATAGATTATATTAGAGAGCATCCAGTTTCTATCATTTCTAAGTTTACTTATTATAGAGATTGGTGGAACGATCTCATAGGAAAATCTGGTGAGTATACTTTAAATAAAAATAATGAATGGAATTGGAAAGGTTTTATTGATGAATTATCAAAGATTTCTGGACTAGATTGTAAATCTAAAATATCTTTGGAACATCTTAGATATCTGTCTGGTCTTAAGAATGGTAATATTTTTGATCAAATTGTTAATTCGTTTGATTATAAAATTTCTAATGACATAGAAAAATCTGAGGAACAGAAGGAAGCATATCAAATTCATTTAGAAGAATTGACTAAACAAAACGAGGTAAGGTTTACTGTCTATAGTTGCATTACCAACAATTATGATAACATACCTGAAGAAAATTATTATGATCCAAATGTGAGATACGTCATGTTCCATGATGGAACAATTGACACCACAAAGGGTCCGTGGGAATACATTGATATTAGAAATTATTGTGATTTAGAATGTTCAAGAAGACTATCTGCTTTTCCAAAAATAAATCCTCATAAATTATTTGAACCAGGTGAGCACACAGTGTGGATAGATGCTTGTTATATACAAACAAAAGAGTTTATAGAATTTTCAAAGACAGTTTTTCCTACAAAAGGAGTAACAACCTTAGAGCATTGTTATCGATTTAGTTATTATGATGAAATGCTTGAAGGATTTATGTGTGAATTTTTCTCTTACGATGATGGTATAGAATTGACAAAAAAATTATCAGAAACAAACTATAATTTTAAAAATTACATTAGTCCTTGTTGCACTATAATTTGGAGAACTGTAAAAAATACAAAACAGTTTAATGATTTTTGTGATCTTTGGTGGAAATGGTCTTTGATTGGATCTAACAGAGACCAGCATTCATTTGACGCTGCAAGACAATTCACTGAAATGCATGTTACTCGTGTTCAGAACAAACCACCATCGACAATTGCTGGGGGAATTGACTTAAAATTTGATTTAAAAAATAAAAATAGAAAAGGAAAACACCCTAAAAGAGGACAAAATTCTCAGTGGAAACGTAGGGATGAATTTTTAAAAGAAATGCAATCATATGCAGGATTAAGTCCAAGAATTTATGCAAAACATGAACATATAACAATGATGGATTGGAATAATGTTTTTGAAGATGGCATGGATAGACAAAAGTATACAATCCAATCTTCAACTATGAGAAATTTATCTCATCAACGCAGTTTGTGGGGGAGTACAAAATCTTTAAATGATGCTGTGTGGTCTGATCATAAATCATCTCATATTAAACGCCTTGATGCTGATAGACTTAAAAAAATTAAAGCACTTCAAAAAAAATGAGTATATATACTCCTTGACTGTTAGGGAATTCTGATATATGATAAATAAGTTAAGAAACAAAGACAAATCTTTACGTTTCGTCACACTTCTGCAACCGAGACCATCAGAAGTAAAGTGTCTCTCATATCCAAGGTTTAGGGCACCGTGGAAATACTTACTACCAGTTCTCCCTTGAACTCATATCTACTACCCTTTTCAAAAATGACTGCTACTATTGCTTTACAAAGACAATCTAATCCATGGAATCAATTCTGTGAATGGGTTACTTCTACCGACAACCGCCTTTATGTTGGTTGGTTCGGTGTACTGATGATTCCTTGCCTTCTTGCGGCAACTACTTGTTTCATCATCGCATTCATCGGTGCTCCTCCTGTGGACATTGATGGCATTCGTGAACCTGTATCTGGTTCACTAATGTATGGTAACAACATCATCTCTGGTGCTGTTATTCCTTCTTCTAATGCTATCGGACTTCACTTGTATCCTATCTGGGAAGCTGCTTCTTTGGATGAATGGTTGTATAATGGTGGACCATTTCAACTGATCATCTTTCACTTTCTAATTGGTATCTTCTGCTATATGGGACGTGAGTGGGAACTATCCTACCGTCTAGGTATGCGTCCTTGGATTATGGTTGCTTACTCTGCACCTGTTGCTGCTGCGACTGCAGTGTTCCTTGTATATCCTTTTGGTCAAGGTTCGTTCTCTGATGCTATGCCTCTTGGTATTTCGGGAACCTTCAACTATATGCTTGTGTTTCAGGCAGAGCATAACATTCTAATGCATCCCTTTCATATGTTAGGTGTTGCTGGTGTCTTCGGTGGTTCATTGTTCTCTGCGATGCACGGTTCTTTGGTAACCTCTTCATTGGTTCGTGAAACCACAGAATCCGAAAGTCAGAACTACGGTTATAAGTTCGGACAAGAAGAAGAGACTTATAACATCGTTGCTGCTCACGGATACTTTGGTCGTCTTATCTTCCAATATGCTTCGTTTAACAACTCTCGTTCACTTCACTTCTTCCTTGCTGCCTGGCCTGTTGTAGGCATCTGGTTCACCGCCCTTGGTGTATCCACGATGGCATTTAACCTCAACGGTCTGAATTTCAATCAGAGTATCCT